AAATAAATACCTTGATAGGATTACGGCCGATACACTCGCCGCCTACAATGACATGGCCTTCAAAGCTGAGAGATTCACAGGAAGAGAGGAGTATCTATCTTTGATAGAACCCTCTACTTCTAAGCCGGATGCTGTCCGAGTGCAAGGCGGCCGCATCTCTAACGACGAGAAAATAATAAACGCTATCAGCGCACGAGATGAGGAAGAGGATGCTCTCGAATATCTCTCGTGGGTTGACAGCGCTCTTGATTATTTAGAGACTGCGGACGCGGATGCTGCGTGGATAGTCCGGACTTACTTCATCGACGGAGACAAAGATATCAGCAAAGTACAGAGGTACTTTAACGTGGAGAGGAGCGCCGCTTATGACAAGGTGCGGCAAGCTCTCAAGAGAATATCAAGACTGTTGTACTGGTGACCGGACGAAGAGCGGACTGAGACCGGACAATTTGCTTGACGGGATGACAGCATATCAAGATAATTTTAGATAGACAGTTTCCATTGTCACCTTCGATTTTATGCAACACAAAAAGAGCACCGGTTTACGGACGGTGCTCATTTTGTTTGCGCTATTTTAACGTGCTTGACCGGAAGTCCTCGTGAAGATTATCAAAGTCCCGCCTCTGAGGGCGGCTCGGTCAACCTTCAGAAGGTGAAAGGCGTGGTCTTCGGGAAGGTGATATATATCAAAGTTCGTGCCTTCCCAGTCCACCGGATTCACTCCGTCGTGGCCGTGGATTTCTACCTGAATCGTGCGGCCTCTAAAGTACTTAACAAAAGTTACGATATCCATTGTCGTTTCCTCCTATATAGTTATGGTACATCAAGGCGGCGAGCTCACACAAGCCCGCCGCTCTTGACGTATCATCATCAACCTTCCGGATTGTACGGAATAGCAAAGTAAGAATTATTCATTCTTGTGAAGTGCTCAGGCCAGTCGAACATTGCTCGATACTTCTCAGCCTGTTTATCTGTCAGGCTCTTGAAGTCGGCCTGACCGAGACCGACGATGAAGAACGTACCGCAAATAATATCATATATCTGACCGTCTTCATCACGCATACCCCTGTTCAAGGGGAGACCGGACAGCTTGCCTTCGTCGTTGCACACGATGGCGACGTTCTCGTTGAACGGATAGACTGCTTCGATGTATCCGTCTACTATCTCTTGATAAGTATCAAGACTCCTGTCGATGGATACTACCTGAGCTCGCTTGCCGGGCTCGCATATAACTACTTTGATTTTCTTCATGGTTTCTCCTTTCTGTGAGGGTGGGGAGGGGGAGGGATTAGCCCTCCTCCTCTTCGTCTTCTAGCAAACCGGCGTAGTCTAGAGCTTTGACTACGTTTTTCAAATTGAGGTAAGAGTTTCTGTTGAACGAGCAGCCGCTCGTCCAGTTATAATCCCAGTCATATACACCGTTTTCTTTATCCGGCATATCTATTTCAAAGTAATCGGCGAGAGCTTGGATGACCAATTCTTTATCCATCGTTTTATTCCTCCTCTTGCTCAAAGGTTTCGGGGTAGATGTTAAGCTCTTCAAGAGCTTTGTCGATTGCCTGCCCGAGAAGGTAGCACCGGATTGTTACGTCGAAGTATTCCCAGTCTTCGCTAAGGAAGTGCTCAGCTACGCTGGCCGCTCCTTCGTCGAACTCGTGAAGCGCATCCTGCAAGAGCTCTACGTTATCCGTAACATAGTCTTTCGCTCTCGCCCTGCTGAAGGTGTAGGAACCGGAACCGTTTCCGGTCACGCTGTCGCAAGTCCACAGCTCATCGTTGAGTTGGTCGCGGAAGTCATCATAATCTGAATACTCGGAGCGGAGATGCTCGGGGTCGATGTTGTACTCGCCGTCAATGTAGTCGAGAATATCGGATGTCATGGCCTGAAGATAATCGTACATTGTTGAACCTCCTGTGATGGTTGATGATGTTTTGCCGGTGTCGTCCGGCGGCTGACAGCACCATTATACGGAGCGGAAATGAGCCTAAATTCCTTTAGGAATTCAAGGGGATTTTTCCAAGGAGATACTCCCCATAAGGGGAGTCTCCTCCTTGACAAGCCCCAACGCCCGGGCTCGTTGTTCTTGTATGAGCGCTAGGAAGCTAGCCCAAGAACCGATATTCTCACTGAAGAATTTCATAGCGTCGTCGATGGATACGAGAGCAGGAGCGGGGAAACTATATTCTTGATGTAGGTTTTCATCATCGGAAAAGAAACCGATTTCTCTGTCGATGGAGATGCTCTTGACTGTGTATGAATCGTTATCGACGGTCATACTGAAAGTAAACTTAGTGCTGTTATACATATCAATTTCCTTTCTTGTTTATTGAGCGGGAGGTGGAGCCCCTCAGACGAGGGGCAAGCTCCCGAATCCGTCTACCTTGACGAGCTTCCTTGCGAGCAGGACAGCATCCTCATTGCGAGCGTCATAGTGCTCCTGATTTGCTATCTGTTCGATAACATAGCAGGCAAGTCTCATCCAAGACTGCTGAAGTGTACGGTGGGCTGACAGTACCTTTGAAGCGTAAGCTTTTTTGTCGAACCCGTAGGAGTTTACCATGTTGATGGTATCCTCACCGACTTTGGACGCTATTTCCTGAGCGGATTTCTGTTTGTACTGAAGATTGATACTCATTGTTAAACCTCCTTGTTAGCGACCGGATTGTTCCAGTCGAATGTCATGCTAGATTTGAAGTTGATATATCCGAGAGCGATGAGCAGGATTGCGAAGGCCTGAAGCTCTCTATCACTGGTGAGAAGGTCTTTTCTCTCTTTGATGAAGGCCTTCACAAAAGCCTTGACGTGAGGAGGTGCGTCCTCCTTGAGTGCAAGCTCTCCTAGCTGAACGAGAGCTTGATACTGGTTGTCCTGAATGACGTCCCGATAGAGACCGTCGTAGATGTTGCTGAAGAAGCGAACTTTGGTTTTCATCGTCATGGTTGTTTCCTCCTTTGGTCGGTGGGTTTCGGTTGCGGCTGACAGTTTCCATTATGTCCGGGGCAAATGAGCACAACCCCTAAAGGGTTGGGGAGAGGAGCCTCACGTACGAGGAGATACTCCGGAGGAGTCTCCTCCTCCCCCTGCACACATGTGCCGGCCGGCGCTTTAGATACAGCGGACGATGTAGCAGTCCCAGTTAGTCAGCTCACAGCGCTTGATGTTGAGATACTTGCAGACCTTCTCAAAAGCAAGGTCGATAGCTTGCAGTTTGTTTTCGGCTTCAATCTTGATAGTCCTAGACTGACCGTTGAAGGTGTAAGCAAAGAGAAAATAATAGTCGCGTTTCATTTCGAGCCTCCTATCTATCCATTTTTGACCCGCAATATGGGCAGTAAGGCGTTTTGCTTAATGAAGTGCCGATGCAACAATTACTACAGGAGTATGAGAAGTCGCAGTTTCCGTGATACCAAACTTGCCAGTGCCCATGTTTCACTGCCTTGTTATACTTGCTTAACAGCTCATGGATGTGTTCATCAACGACGAATGACCAAGTGCTGAACTCGTCGATGTTGCAGTCGGAATTGTCTTCATAGAACCGAACGAGATATTCATAATCGACGTTATCCCGAAGATAATCTTTCTGTTCTTTGGTATATTCACCGGACTCGAGCTCGGCCTCGAAGTATGTTTCAGCGTCGCTGAGACGATAGGCATGAAGGACTTTCCGGTAGATAGCTTCTTCTTCTTTGGTGATGATGACTTTGTTCATAATCGTTCTCCTTTTATTCTTGATGATGTTTTAACTCCGGCCTCCGGAAGAAGGCTCACGCCTTCTTTGTCCGGAGGATGTATTCAACTGCCTTCTCAGCTTTGGCCGAGGCGCTGATGAGAAGGTTCGGGTCTTTCTTGAGCGCTCTCATCCAAGCCTGAATGTAGGCGGCGCTGTTGCGGAAGGACTTTGTTGTCTCAATGCCGCAAACATTGACCAGTGTTGCTGCTCCAATCTCAGCGACGAGTTCCTCTTTGCTGTATTCACCGTTGCCAAAAGCGGCCTTGCTGTTCAGTCGGTTCAGCCTTGAGGCGTGGCCGGTGCTGTGCGTCATCTCGTGGAAGAGTGTGCTGTAGTATTCTTCTGTCGCTTCGTACTGGCTCATCATCGGTACGACTATCTCATCGGTAGAAGGACTGTAGAACGCTTCGTCAGATTCAGAGTCGTTATGAATTCTGAGAGTATCATTCAGTCTCTGATATCTCTTGATGATGTTCTCAGCCTTGCGGCAAGCCTGCTTTGCTGTGACCGGTTTGGTCTCTTTCGCAAACTTTGCTTTGATACCTTCGCAGTCGTCGATGTGATAGACGGTGTAGAATCTCAAGACTGGAATGGTCTTCTCAATCTCTTCACCGGTTTCGGGGTCGGTATCGGTGTAGACATTCATCTTGTAGAAGATGACCGGAAGAGCCTTCGCTCCTTTTTTCACCTTGCCACCTTCAGCAATGCACTGCTTATAGGTGATGTATTCGCCCGGCCTTCCGAGAACGAACTGATTGACGAGGGAATAAGGTTTACCGGAGACGTGGGAGATAGGACCACTTGCTGTTCCGGTCCAAGGTTTTTGCCAAGGGATGTTACCCTTCTCGAGTTCAGCGATGATACGGTCGGTGATGAGGGATGCTACTTTGTTGGATGACATTGTTGTGTTGCTCCTTTCAGCGGTTGATGATGATGTTCGGTTCGGCGTCGTCGCCGTTGACAGTTCCCATTATGGCCGGCCAAAATGAGCACAAAACTCTCCTTCGGAGAGTTCGTACGCACGCGTAAAATAAACGCGATTGGAAAAATTTTTAGCCCCCTAAAGGGGGCTAATTTTCGATGTCGCCCTGCGCATGATGCGGGCGAGCGCTTTCTTATTAAGGCCGGCCGACGGTCGGCGGAAGGGAGAAAAAACAGGATGCCGAGAGAACCACATCCGGAGAATTTGAGGCCGGCATGGAGCCCCGAGGAAGCCCGGGAAATGCAGAGGAAGTCCGCACAGAAGCGTTCTCAAAACATCAAAGAGCGGAAAACTCTTCAGCAAAGGATACTAGAGAGAGTTTCCGAGGATGATTTTGACGCAATGATTGACAATCTTGCTAAGAGAGCTAAGAAGTATGACCGTTCTTTCGAGACGTTGAGGGATACCATCGGGGAAATGCCCACCAAACCGGTACAAATAAGCCAAGAAGAGCCGTTCAAGATAGAGATAGAGACACTCAATGAAGATACAAAGAACGGCTAAGCAAGCCCTTTTCATGGACGCCACGCAAGACGAGGTACTCTTTGGAGGAGCGGCCGGCGGCGGGAAGTCCTATGCTCAGTTGATAGATGCTTTTCTCTATGCTTGTAAGTATGCCGGAAGTAAGCAGTTGATACTGAGAAGAACATTTCCGGAGTTGAACATGTCTTTGATACGAGTCAGTCAAGACGTATTCCCTCAGGAGGTCTGTACTTACAGTGCTACAAATCATGTTTGGACTTTCCGGAATGGTAGTCTCATTGACTTTGGTTACTGTGAGAGGGAGACCGACGTCATCAGATACCAGTCAGCGGAGTACGACTGTATCCGTTTCGACGAGTTAACCCACTTCAGTGAGTATGTTTACACATACTTACTGAGTAGGTTAAGGGGAGCAAACGACTTCCCGAAGCAGATGAAGTCGAGCACCAACCCCGGAGGGGTTGGACATGCTTGGGTCAAGGCTCGGTTCGTTGACCCCGCTCCACCATTGACCGAGATTAAGACAGAGCAAGGGACTACTAGGATATTCATCCCTGCTAGGGTTCAAGAGAACTCGTTCTTGATGGACAAAGACCCTCAGTATTTGAGGCGACTGGAAGCCCTGCCGGAGAACGAGCGGCGAGCTCTCCTTCTAGGAGAGTGGGACGTCTTTGAAGGCCGGTTCTTCACTGAGTGGGACAGCAGGATACATACGCTCTCACCCTTTCCCATTCCTCCGGAATGGAGAAGGGTGTTTGTTATGGACTACGGCCTTGACATGTTGGCCGGCTACTGGATAGCTCTCGATACCATAGGCTATGCCTATGTATATCGAGAGGTCTACGAGAGCGGCCTCATCATCAGTGAAGCGGCCGACAGGATTAAGTCCATGAACAACGGCGACAGGATAGAGGACTGGTGTGCTCCTCCCGACTTATGGAACAGACGGCAGGAGACCGGCAAAAGCGTCGCCGACTGGTTCGGAGAGAATGGGATATATCTCCGTAAGGTAAACAACGGAAGAGAGCAGGGATGGTTGGATTTGCGGGAATGGCTGAAGGTATTTACCGGAGAGGACGGACGGCCAACGGCAAGGCTAAGGGTATTCAATACTTGTAGGAACTTGATACGAGTAATGCCTTCAGTCATTTACGACCCGAAGAATCCGAATGATATAAGCAACGAGCCCCATGAGTTGACTCATGCTCCGGATGCTCTGAGATACTTTGCGGCGTCGAGACAGTTACCTACTGTTATCAAGAAAGAACCTGACCCGGAAGTATTGACGATAGATAGACAGATAATCAACTTGTTTAATTTCTAGGAGGAACGATGACCTACTTTGTTATAGGAGCTTTCTTTGGAGCGGCCTTCGTGATAGCGGCAATGGTGGTAACAGTTTCACTGTTAGGACGACCGAAGTTATTGCCGAAAGAAAAAGACCCTGCTCCTTCAGAGCAGAGTCGGGAAGACGAATATGCAGCCCGCATTGCTACGCAATGGCAGAACATGGCGGCCTATGATGGCACTGACAGCGGACAGAAGGACATTGACAGATGAGACAGGATTTACCAAGAGAGTTTCAGATAAAGACTACACCGGTAGAGATATGGTCTGAGTACGAAGTGGCGAAGAGCTACAACTACATCGGACCGGTATCGTTATACGATACGGTCAAGTTGAATGAGAGATTCGTCTCGGGAGACCAGTGGGCAGGAGTTAAAGCGCCGGACATTGACAAACCGGTGTTGAACTTCCTAGACCGTACAGTAATGTACGAGGTAGCTCTTATTGTATCGAACGACATCGGGACATCCGTTTCACGGATGGAGGATGAAGACAGCGAAGAGTCGCAGGCAATCTCCAAGTATATGCAGGACGAGATAGAGAGAGTCGTTGAGGAGAGGAACATCAAATCAAGATTCAGAGAGAACATCAGAGACTGTGCTATAGACGGAGACACTGCCGGTTATGTTTACTATGATGCAGAGAAGGAAAGGATAGAGTATGAAGTGTTGGAGAACACTTCGGTACTCTTCGGAAACCCTTCTGTATCGGATGTACAGTCTCAGCCCTACATCATCCTAGAGAAGCAAAAAGACCTCAGAGAGGTACGTTTATTTGCTTTCCTGAACGGAATAGAACAGTGGGATGAAATACAGGCAGACAATCAAAGAGAGTACAGAGAGAGTGACCAGCCGGTAGGATACGGCAGAAGAACGGTAACAGTCTTACAGAAGTTTTGGAAAGACGATGAGACCGGGACGATATGGTTCACAGAATGTACGATGGGAGTGACCTTGAGGGAGCCCACTGATACAAGACAGAAGCTATATCCTATAGCTTGGATGAACTGGCAGAAGGTAAAGGAATCCTATCACGGCAAAGCACTTGTTACCGGAATGATTCCGAATCAGATAGCAGTCAACAGACTATGGGCGGGAGCTTTATGGCACCTGAGACAGCAGGCTTTCCCGAAGGTATTCTATGACCGTAGCAAGATACCGGAGTGGTCGAACATGCCGGGAGCGGCTTATGCCGTAGCACCGGGAGCATTAGACCAACCGGTAGCCTCTTCTTTTGAGACGCCGAAGATGGACAGCGACGTCAAAGACGTCGTAGAGAAGACGATATCCATGACTCGTGACTTCATGGGAGTTAACGACGTAGTACTTGGCAACGTCAACCCGAACAACACTTCGGCAATCATTGCGGTACAGAAGAGCACAGCGGCACCGTTGGAGATGCAGAGACTTGCTTTCTACCAGTTTGTTGAAGATGTTGTGAGAATCATAGCTGACAATATTTGTCAGTACTATGGAGCCCGCTCCGTTAAAGTAACGACGGAGACGGTGCTGGAAGACGGTACAAAAGTCAAAGAAGATAGCGACTATCAGATAGATTTCAACGCATTAGACTTTGATGATTTGAGGCTGAACGTTGATGTAGGCGAAGCGTCCTACTGGTCAGAGCTTACACAGCTTCAGACTATGGACAGTTTGTTCGACAGAGGCCTTATTGCTGACGCAATCATTTACCTTGACAGCATCCCGGACAAATATCTCCCGAACAAGCAGAAGATAATCGAAGCTTTGGAAGAGCAGAAAGAGATGCAGCAGCAAGCTCCTCAGGTAACTGAGACACAGGACATGGGGAAAACGCCACAGAATCCTCAGGTAAATCAAGCCGAGGCGAGAGTAGCAGAACTGGAAGGAGCAATGCAGAATGAGATGTCCGTACTGTGATGGATTGCTAAGAGCAATGGACTCAAGGACTGTTGAGCGAGACGGCAAGACCTACAGAATCATCAACTTATATTGCTTGAAACCGGGGTGCACCGGTAACAATGGGAAACCGGTACACACGAAAGAAGTAGAGGTAAATAACAATGGCAATGACTGACTACTTAATCGCCGGGGTTCCTGACGATGCACAGAGCAGTAACTTCACAATGGTAGGCATGGGCAATGAAGCTCAGCCTGACATACCGGGTCTTTCCGCAGATGAGATGAAGTCCGTTATGGACGAGCTGGTGAGGAAAGTATTAGCTCCGGCCTTCAACGCAGCTTTGCAGGAGGCGGGAGCTAACTTTGATACGATGTCGTCTTTCTTGGGGACTACGAGAAATATCGTAGACTCAGTAGCAGGGGCATTAGGTACAGATATTCCTTCGATTCAGGCAATCGGTGCTCTCGGCGGCGGCGACATGACCAAGGCCGTTTACGATACAAACGACAATGGCAAGGTAGATAATGCTGACTACGCAGATGCTGCGGGGAGCGCAACGACCGCTACAAATGCTACACAGCTCGGCGGCCACGCCAGTGACTATTACGCCACGTCCAGCGCCCTTGCCACGACATCTCAGAAGGCCGTACAGAACGAGACGAACATCGGCACGATTAACACGAAGATTACAAACCTGACGAACGCAGGCGGGATAACAAAAGTACTGGTAGTATCCTCGCTGCCTGCTTCTCCGGACGGTAACACATTGTATTTGGTGACGAGCTAATGGCACAGATAAATCTTGGAAGCACGAAAGTAAAAAAGATATATCTCGGGAACACGCAGATAAAGAAAGTTTATCTCGGAAGCACGAAAGTATACACCGCAGATGTCACTGTCACAGATTTGGTTCGTTTCAAAGGGTGGACAGCATACTCACATTCCTCGAGGCAAGGCGGAGTTAATACAACAGACGAAACATCTACGGTTAATATCGGCACCGGCATAGTGCTATACGGTTCGGTTCCTCCTTCCGGTCTTAATACCGGCGGAGATATCGGACAGAACATCACTCTCCTCAGCGGCCACAAATACTTTGTTGCCTATGGATGCTACGGGTTTGGCGCAGGGAGCAGTGATAGGGACCCGACAGCTTTGAGGTGCATAGTTCCGGGCAGCAATGTTACGAGGAACGGTAACTTTGGAGCGGTTAATTATGCCACCATCTACACCTCGAACACTTCCGGGACATTCAATGTAAGGTTCACTTCGCTGAACTACGATGATGCCTACTGCCGTTTGTCCTACTGCACAGTGGTAGACCTCACCGAAGCCTTTGGCGCCGGCGAAGAACCCACGTTAGACTGGTGCAAGACGAATATCGGTGTTGCGCTGGATGGTAGTAAGACTATAGCTCTATAAGGAGGAAACATGGCAATCACTACAACGCCTTCGTTTGGCTTCGATTTTCATCGAAGTCCTGACGAAGTAAAGGATTTATATGTATCCTTCATTCAGGGAGGGATAGTACAGTTTAGGGTTCACCGTGAGAAGATAACTTTCACCGGTACCATCGGCGTATTTCAGCTTACGGAAGATGACTGTAAGAACTTCAGTCATGCAAACTATGTTCAAATTCAGGTAGGAGTGGTAGAGAACAGCGGCGAGAGCTACGTAGTAAACTCGGTCACTGTTCCGGTTTATTATGCGGACTACAGCAATCCGGAAATCATAGGGTTCAAGGATGATGAGATATCGGTAGACTACACTGCTCAGATACTCTATGCTCTCAGTCCTACAGCTTCTGTATCCGATATCACGGACGGAGCTAGGATAACAGTTACAGATAAGACCGGCACTACATCTGAGGATATATATGACGGAGCTACCGGCCCCGCTGGTGCTACTGGCCCGGCCGGTCCTCAAGGACCACAGGGCCCGAAGGGCGACACGGGTGCTACCGGCCCGCAAGGCCCGCAAGGTGAAACCGGTGCGACGGGGGCCACAGGCCCGCAGGGTCCTAAAGGCGATACTGGTGCCACAGGCGCTACTGGTCCTCAGGGACCTCAAGGTATACAGGGACCCAAAGGAGATACCGGTGACACAGGGCCGCAGGGCCCGAAAGGTGATACCGGAGCAACAGGCCCTGCCGGTCCGACAGGAGCTACAGGGCCGGGTGTTCCAAGTGGTGGCACAGCAGGACAATTCTTGGTAAAGAGAAGCGGAACAAATTATGATACGCAGTGGGTTACAGTGCCCGATGCAAACGGAGTGAGTTTCTAATGGCAAATTATCTGACAACAGATGCAGATTTAACTGCTGTAGCAAACGCTATACGGACGAAGGGCGGGACATCTGCTCCTTTGGAGTTTCCGGACGAGTATATCCAAGCTATCAATGACATTCAGGGTGGTGGCGGAGGCGGCGCTACCAAGAAGCAAATCAACTTCATTGATTATGACGGTACTATTGTACAGTCATATACTTCTGCCGAATGGGCTAACGTGTCTGCGCTCCCTGATAATCCTTCACACAACGGTTTAGTAGCTCAGGGATGGAACTGGACAAAAGCTCGGATAGATGCTCAGCTAACCGCCTTTCCTGATGGTGATATTTGGGTAGGGCAGATGTATATCACCGAAAGTGGGGATACCGAGATAGATGTAAGATTCTCTGATTCTGCAAGATTATCTCCTATCCTCACAATATGTGTAAACGGCACTGTAACTGTGGATTGGGGGGATAACACTACTCCTGATACTGTGACAGGCACATCTTTGTCAACACGCCAGGCGGCATCACATACCTATGCAAGTGCAGGCAACTACACAATAGTTATCCATGTTGTATCGGGCAGTTTTCGGTTTTATGGGTCAACTTCGTACCAGCTTCTTCGGAAAAACACAACACAAAATGAGAACCGAATATATGCTAACTGCGTAGAGAGTGTGAGATTCGGCAATGGTGTAACAAGTATAGGAAGCTATGCGTTCAACAACTGTTCCTCTCTTACAAGCATCACAATACCAAACACTGTAACAAGTATAGATAACTATGCGTTTTACTACTGTAACTCCCTGCCAAGCCTCACAATACCAAGCGGCGTAACAAGTATAGGAAGCTTTGTGTTCTCCGGGTGTTACTCCATTAAGAGTGTTGCGCTACCAAGAAATGCAACAAGTATAGGAAGCAATGCGTTCAGCAACTGTTCCTCTCTTACAAGCATCACAATACCAAACACTGTAACAAGTATAGGGACCAGTGCCTTCGCCTACTGTTATTCTCTTCCAAGCATCACAATACCAAGTGGTGTAAGAAGTATAGGAGGCACTGCGTTCCGAGAATGTCGTGCTCTCGCAAGCGTCACTATAGCAAATGGTGTAAGAAGTATAGGGGATGATGCGTTCACCAGCTGTTACTCTCTTCCCAGCATCACAATACCAAGCAGTGTAACAAGTATAGGGAGTGGTGCGTTCGGATACTGTCGCTCCCTTCCAAGCATCACAATACCAAGCAGCGTAATAAGTATAGGGGACTATGCGTTCCGAGAATGTTCCTCTCTTGCAAGCATCACGATACCAAGCGCTGTAACAAGTATAGGGAGCAATGCGTTCAACAGCTGTTATGGAATGGCGGCGTACCACATACTTCCAACAAATGTACCGACACTTGGCACAACAGCGTTCGCCAACATTCCATCCGATTGTGTAATCTATGTCCCGTCGGGTACTCTGTCTGATTACCAATCCGCAACCAACTGGTCCACATACGCATCTTATATGGTAGAGGAAAGTGCCGCATAACGGCATACACATTAAACAATATTAAGGAGAGGACAAAATGAGTAACAAAGTATATGACACCCTGAAGCGGTGCACTATGATTTGGATTCCAGCATTTACCACGTTTTACGTGACTTTGGATGCTATCTTTGGATGGGGATTAGGAGACACTGTTGCAAAGGTGTCTGCTGCGGTGTGCACACTGCTTGGAACTTTGCTTGGTATTTCTTCTGTGAAGTACTACAAAGGATTAGAGCAGGGGATATTTGAAGACGGGGAGAAAAGCAATGAGTAATTCACCAATGGTGGATTTCGTTCTCATCTCGCCACACAAAAACTCGCCACGCAATAACAAGATTTTAAAAATCACGATTCATCACATGGCGGGTAGTCTATCAGTAGAAGCTTGCGGCCGTCTGTTTCAGACTAGGCAGGCTTCTTCCAATTATGGGATAGATAATGAAGGCCGAGTAGGGATGTACGTTGAAGAGAAGGACCGGAGCTGGTGCTCCGCTTCTCCGTGGAATGACAATCAGGCTATTACGATTGAAGTAGCCAATGATGGTGGCGCTCCTGACTGGCATGTTTCCGACAAGGCCTTAGCTACTCTCATAGATTTGTGTGTTGATATCTGCGAGAGAAACGGAATCGAGAAGCTGGTTTATACCGGCGACACAGACGGAAACCTGACACGGCACAACATGTTCTGCGCCACTGCTTGCCCGGGCCCGTATCTTCAGAGCAAATTCCCGTGGATAGCAGAACAAGTAAATAAACGATTAAGCGAGGGCGGAAAGATGGTAAAGCTCAAAATCGGGTATGCTTCTTCCGGCGACATGAGGACCTTCAGAAACTTGCTCATCTCACTGGGCGTAACATTCTCTGAAGAAGGCGGATACATCACAACAGACTATGTTACGAGTTATCAGAGGTCTGTTATCGAGGATAAAGCTGACCTTTTGATAGTCCCCTGTGTGGTCATTGAGGAAAAGCCGGAAAAACCTGACGAGTACAAAGAGAAGTATGAGGCAGTCCTAGAGGAGTACAACAACTTCAAAGGGTATGTCCGGAACATTTACGAAGAGCTCGGAGGGCTGCTGAAATGACAGAACAAGAGATAGCAATCAAATTAACTGAGCACGAGGGCAGGATAGAACGGCAAGAGGGACGCATCAAAACTCTCGAAAGCAACTATACAGCCTTGAACGACTTAGCCCGCACCACTGCGGTGATGGCGGAGAAGATTGATGTAACGGAAAAGAAGGTTGATTCCATATCAGCTAATGTTGAGGAGATGAAACTCAAAGGCAGCAAGAGATGGGACAACCTGATAGAAAAAGTAATATTCACTGTCGTGGGTGCAGTGATAGCATATATGCTCGCAAGAGCAGGAATGTGAGGGAAAAAATGAATTTAGTAGAAGCAGTCAATAAAGCATTAGGAACAAATGGAACAAACCTTCAGGGCGCTTTGAATGAAGCTGCCGGAGTAGATGCAAGCAATGTCACGGAAGCTATCAGCAAGTATGAAGGTGGCGGTGGTGGCGGAGATTTCTCCACGGCTGAGGTACAAGTAACGCTTGCGGGTAGCGATTTATGGTTGTATGTCCCTTTTGCTTCGGACGGAGATTCTGCTCGCTCGGCTAGTGGAATATACGAAAGTGGCACATATCAAGCCATTTTGTATAAAGGAAAGGCTTTTGGACAGGCTTATGGTGATAACGTGTCAATAACGGCAACAGGTGACGCTGAAGTGGGTGACTATGAGGTGACTATTACAGGAAATTGTTCGATAACCATTTCCGGTAGTCCCATTTAAAAGCGGTTAAGGCGGGCGCTTTAAAAAGCCTTACTTCATAAACGAAAGAATAGACATCTTCGGGTGTCTGTTTTTTTATAACAACAATTCCCTGACACCACAGGGAGAAAGGAATGGACTATGTTTGACACCGCAAACGTAGAAGTGACCGAACAGGCCACGCCAGTCGTCGAATCCGAAGGCGACACCTCCGGCTTTTTAGAGGGATTTCTAGGAGCCGATTATGCTCCGGAGAAAACGGATGAGGGAGCGACAGCGGGAGAGAGCGCCGCTGAAGCGACAGAGACACCGGCCGCAGATACCACTGCTGACCAGCCTCAACCCGCTGAACCGGTAGTAGAGGATACGGAAACCATACCGTATACCTACAACCACAACACAGCTCAGCTTCCCAAATCTGCTGTAGGGCAGATTGCCAAATCGTTAGGAATCAACGAGAAGGATGTAACGACGTTGTTACAGAAGGGAAGCAATTATGACGTCCTGTCTGATAGACAGAAACCGTACTGGACTTTGATATCGCGGGTGAACGATTTCGCTAAGGAGATGGGCCTTGATACCGCAAGCGCTCTCGACAAAGCGATTGAGTCACTTGATATGTTGGCATCTAACAAGTATGTCAAAGATATCCGGCGTCAGTATCCCGCGTCCAACATGAACATGGTAAACGAGCTGGCGCGTAACCGAGCGGCGCAGGCCCGCGAGGAGAGAGCACGTCAGGAAGAGGCGAACCGTGCTCAGGCCTATGAAACTGAGCGCAGAGACAAGTGGGTCTCTTTCTTCCGGAACCATGCTGATGTGAAGAGCGAAGAGCTTTCTGACAGGATGATTCAAGCGTTAGCGAATAACGAAGACCCTGAGCTTGTTTATGCTCAGGAACAAAACTCACTATTAACAAAAGAAAAGAATGATTTGCTCCAACAGCAGAGCAATGCTTCTCGCTCTCCGGGCTCGGCGAAGAAAACTTCGACCGGCGCACAGGGGAGCGATTTCATGTCCGGCTTTTGGGGCAGAAAATGAAAGGATTTAAACAATGGCAATTTATCTTGATAGCAAAGACCTTAAAGAGCTTGACCAGTATTTTACATTGGCATCCTTCTTCAAAGGCCGTCTTTCTGACAACTATGATTTCTCCGGTGTAGATACCGTTCGCGTACACACCGTACAGACCGTGGACCTCGTGGACTACACCCGCTCCGGTGCAAACCGCTACGGCACTCCTTCCGAGATTCAGGACATGGTACAGTCCATGAAACTGTCCCGCGACAGAGCTTTCACATGCACCATTGATAAGGGCAACCGTCTGCAGGGCGGCGGCCGTACCGAAGCTGGCAAAGTGATGCGCGCTGAAATCGACGAGAAAGTTATCCCGGACTACGATGAATACGTGCTCCGCGTCCTCTGCACCAAAGCTGGTCAGATGGCAATTGAAGGCGCTGCGCTCAGCAACACCAACATTGTTGCCGCAATCATCAACGCCGGTGTAGCTCTTGATGAGAAGAAGGTTCCTCGTGCGAACCGCACCCTCTATATCAAGCCCACACAGCACGCTTATCTGCGTCTCGCTCCGGAATGGCTCGGAATCGACAAGGCTGCTCAGGAACACCTCGACAAAGGTAAAGTCGGCGTGTTCGACGGCAACGATGTAGTCTCCATCCCGTCCTCTTACTGGCCGGCAGGAGTCAACTTCCTCCTTGTTTACAAAGAGTCCGCAGTTGCTCCTCAGCAGCTCGATGACACAAAGATTCATCAGGACCCGCCCGGACTGTCCGGTGACCTCCTCGAAGGCCGTAACATCTATGACTGCTTCGTCAAGATGGCAAAAGCTGATGGTATCTATGCGTCCCTCGAGAACACAGCTACCCGTGTAGCAACACCTACCGCAACCAAGAGCGGCACGACTGTCACTCTCGCAACTACGACCAGTGGCGCTACAGTCGTATTTACCCGTGACGGTTCCGACCCGCGTTATAGCGAGCACACCACGACCGGTACCTCCGTTACTAACGTAACAGCAGGCGAAGTTATCAAAGCTTATGCCTTCAAGGCTGACGCGTTTGATTCCGACGTTCTCACCTACGTAGTAGCGTAATAGCAACAAGCCCCTCTCCAAACGGGGAGGGGCTTTTCTTGTAAGGAGCGAAAATGAAAGTATCAGAAGCTTATGAAATGGCGTTGTCGCTGGATGATACGACGACTGCACAGGACAACTCACTGGAAGTACACGCTCTTAACTGGACAAATCTGTTCCTGATGGAAGTGCTACCAAACGAAAATTCCATCAGGGATTTGCACGACGAGCCCAAACTGGGCTTCGCTCCAATGTTAACGGATTTGTCCGATGTCGTTCCTTATCACGACGAACTTGTGGCCGCTCTTCCTTACTGGATTGCGAGTCAGATTGCCAAGAGCGACAGAGACAATATATGGGGAAGCCGGTACTACGATATGTACTATAACAAAATAAATAGCGCTACCCCGATGATAACCAAGCAGATAGATGTGTGGGGTGATAATCATGCCAAGAGCACTCACGCAAATCACTGATTCCTCAGGCAATGTCCCCATTCAAATGGTGACTACCATAGACTACCTCCGGGGAGTGGATGTTACCTCGAGCCCTATTAACGTAGCGCAAGGGAGAGCATACGACGCTCCGAACATGATACGCGACGTACCCGGCAAAGTGCGTAAACGCATGGGATATCACGTATACAGGAACTACGGTGCTGCTATTAACGGAATCTTTAAATACGATGACACGTTACTGGTGCATGCCGGTACAAAACTATATAAAGACGGTGAAACTCCGGTAGAAGTCGCTTCAGGATTTCCGGATACTTTAAGCAATGCTTATAGAGTCGGAAGCAAAATGTTGATTCTTACCGGAGAAACGATTTATTGCTACTACGAAGAGAATGGCGAGCCGCACTGCGTAACGGCGGAAAGTATAGCGACGGTGCCCGAAGTCACGGTCGGAAGAGCTCCTTCCGGTGGAGGAGATACCTATCAGTTTAATATGCTCACGAGCAAGTACACTGATTGCTTTCTAGGGACTGCTGACGATACGGTTTATCAGATGAGCTTTTTCCCGATTGCGCCCGGAAGTGTTTCTGTTGAGGTACTTAACAATGATACAGAGTGGGTCCCGAAAACAGACTTCACTGTAGACTACGAGGCTGGCATCATCACCTTTACAACTGCTCCGGGAGCTCCTCCGGTATCAGGCGAGGATAACGTAAAGATAACGGCGGAAGCTGCTGATACGTCCGACCTCAAGAACAAAGTAAATAAATGTCGCTTTGGAATCGTATACGGTACTGCCGGAAGCATGGACAGAGTATTTATCGCGGGCAATCCTGACTATCCCAACAACGACTACTTTTCCGCAGTCAATGACCCGCTGTTCTTTGGGGACGTCAACTACGGACAAGTCGGCAAGCAGGGCTCGATGATTACCGGTTACTCAATTATCGACGGACACCTTGCTACGCATAAAGCAAACGACGATAACGGCCGTAATATTTTCATCCGAGTAGGGCAGCTCAACACGGAGAAAGAAGACCTGACACCGGTTGAATTCCCGGTCACTCAGATTATTCAAGGCGCGGGAGCTATAGCTCCGATGTCTTTCGCTTATGTAACGGAGCCGCTTTACCTTACGAGCGATGGAATATATGCCGCTACTCCCTATGAGTACAGCGGTAAGACATATGCGCAGAAACGCTCGTTTTATTTGGACGGCCTGCTGTCGAAAGAGCCGAATCCTGAGAACGCTTGCGCTATAGCGTGGCGTGATTTCTATGCCGTAGCAATGAACGGGAAGGTATTCATCCTTGATACTCTGCAAAGGGATAACACAAACATATCCCGCGTTAGCCAGTACCAGTACGAAGGATACTATTTCACCAACGTCCCGGTCAGGCAGTGGTTCGTGATGGATGACAATCTGTTGTTCGGCGCAGCCGATGGAAACGTATATACGTTCTACACAGAGAAGTACTCGACGCAGAGCTACAACGACAACGGCAGGGTCATAGATGCCCGGTGGAACTTCATGCACACGGGTACGGATTTATATCTTGATAAGACGATGGACTGGATATCAATGAATATTGCAACGACACCGCAGTCCTCGTTTGAGCTGTATTACCGCAGGACCAACGATTCCTCGTACGTAAAGCTTGCTATTGATATGCTGCTTAGGTACTTCTCCTACGACAGTGTTGACTATGGCAACCTGATATACGGAGGAAGCCAAGACGCTTGGACGATTGGCCGAAGATTAAAGATAAAGCGTTATGACGCTTGTCACTTGTCCTTGAGGAACAATGTGAAGAATCAAGGTTTGTTTTTATTTGCTATTACTCTCGAGTATGTCGAGGGCAGAAACTACAAAACTTTAAGAGGAGTATGAGATGAACAACAAATTCAATTTGCCTAACGATGATTTCCTCGCTAGCAAGGGACCGATGGCCGGAGACATGGAAGAGGAAGAGGAAGAAAACAGGCGCCGCAAACCTTTTATGCCGAAGCGTAAAGAACTGTCTGAGGAAGAGGTTTATGACATGCCCCGTAACGGACGCCCGATGGAAGAAGACGAGGAAGATGAGGAAGAGGAAGACCCGAGGGATGCCGCTCGTCGGTATGAACTTATGAGCAAAATGAAAAGGAGCTTCTAACAATGCCGAATTTCAGCAACGTCGATAGCATTAACAACTATTACAAATCTCTTCAGGAGCCTATCAACGCGAATATGCGTCAGGCTGAAAATGATTACAATGCCAACCTTGAAAGGCTTAGGCAGACAAAAGAAGGGCAGGACGCTCAGGCATACCGTGCTCTTCAGAGACAGTTGAAAACCGTCCCGGAAGAGATGTCCGCGGCCGGCGGACAGGGAGGCATGGTTGACAGCGGCATTGCCTTTATCAAGAATAGATATCTTCAGGGACGGAATGACAGAGACACCCAGTTGGCGGCGGATAATGCCGCTCTAGGCAGGGACTATCAGAATACCCTTGAGGGATATCGTGGCCAGCTAGCCCAGTATGAACAGCAGGCCGCAGCGGATAGAGCTGAGCTTGAATATCAGCAGGCGCTCGCGGCAGCAAGAGCTGCCAGTGGCGGAGGCGGAGGCGGAAGCGGAAGAAGATACTATAGCAGAGGCAGCGGAAGCGGCTCGACCAGCAATGTTTCCGCCCCCACTAACGATGTAACGGAAGGACAGGCCTTCAATGCTAATTACGGCAATTATAGGTCTTTGCCGGATACCGGAACAAAGATGCTTGAGAACACGAACGCTGCTCTCAATAACAGACCGTCTCCGTGGAGTAGCGTAGTGCCGAGCATTTCCGGCCTTAGAAACAATACGGCCGTTAAGTCGGCAACGTCTGCGACAGCAAATAAGAAGGCTAATTCAAACTTAGCATCTCTAAACAAGTACATGTAATTGAGGGAGGCCAAAATGGCAATCCGAAAAAATACAGTCCTAGTAAATGATGGTGGGAGAACCGGGAACATGGCCACTGCAACGGTAGCAAACGCGGCTAAGGCGGCGACTACTGCGGCGGCTAAGGCGAGCCCGGCGACCAAACTATCTACCGCTACGGTTTCTGTGACTCCGCCTAAAACAAATACTGTAACGTCTCC